CCATGCTATTTATTCCATCCGCAATACCACTATTGTAATTATTGGCCTTTACTGCCGCTATTGCCGCTGCCAGATCTGCATAGTTTTTGCTGGCAGGTGTTACGCCCTGCGCCACTATGGCATTGTAGATGGCATTATTTAGATTGCTATTTTCCGTCCTAAGCTTACTGTTGGCATTGTAAAAGCCCGCTGCTGGTACTGTAAGATACGTATATGTATCATCTTTTGACACCGCCCCGGCATCAACCGTCGTTGCCCCCTTATTAGCCATCGTTCCGGCTGCCCCGACGTTGCTGGCATTTGTAAATGTTTTCCCGGTCAAAACATCCCCTGCGACTGCAGTTCCCTTTTTAGTCGCAGTCACTCCCGCGCTATACCCATTCTTGTAATTGGCGCTGTTGGTGTTTGTCCTCGCGTCTGCCGCTTCCATTCCTTTGGCATACGCGCCCGCACCGGATACATAACCCTGTCCGTTGTGGTACCCGGCTGGTATTGCGACATTGCCATTGCCCGTAGTGTCCCCGGTCCAGGCTCCCTTATTTGGCATCGTTCCGGCTTTTTCTATGCCGGCTGTGCCGCTAAAGGTTTTTCCAGTCAGCACGTCCCCAGCTCCAGCCGTGCCCCTAACAGCAGGAACAGAAACCTGACTCAACCCATCATAATCCGTATCGGGTTTGATTGTCTGCGCCACATTTGACAATACTGCCGATTTACTCTGTAAATTTGGAGACGTCTTTATTTTTGCTATATTTGCAGCTATGGTTGCAAACGTATCGGATACCAGTGTCGGCACCCCCTTGCCAGTGATGGCGTCTGCAATTAAACTTTTCCCGTCACTGGCATTCTGAAAACACTGCTTTACCTTGCCGTCCAAACTATCAATCTGTGCCTGTAAATTCCCCTTTGTTTTCACATCCACATTACCCGTTATCAGTTTCATACAGTCAAAAATTTTCTCCCAGAGTTTTCCCAACCCATCAGAACCCAATTTTTTCATTATTTCAAGCCTCCTTTTCATTATATAATGGCAGCATATATTAACTGTTTCTGCTTATTATACTGTCGGCATTACACATATTGCGTCAATTTCTTCTGCCGTAATATCCTCAATGTCAGATTTCATGAGAAACTCTGAAAAATCGTATATACCTGCAAGACAGTCCCATCCGCTTTCCGCCCATGATACATTTGTCCCTGCCGGATATTCCTTCCCGGCCGTCTCCACAAAAGCCTCCGTGGTGACAAAATTATCCTTGACGTTGTAGGTATCCCCTGTCTGCATCCCTTCTGTCGGAAGCTCTGCAAAGTTAACGCTGCCGCAAAACTTATATACCCCTGCTACAGCCTGTCCGATCGCATTGTCTACTTCTGTTTTTGTATACACATCCGCCTGATTTACCTTGCTTTCGATCATTGCCCTAAGTGCCGCACTAAGCTGATTCACTCCTACCTCATCAAGCCCGGACAACATACCTGTTGGCACAATGACATTAACCCCTTTCTCGGTAATTTCAAGCTCTGCACCATTGACGGATATGCTTTCAATCACATTCACCTGCGCATTTTCTGCTATCGTATTCATTTTTTTCTGGATTGTATCCATGATTGCCTTGGCTGCAAAATTTTCAACAATTCTGCTCCACACCTGTGATAATCCAACCTGATCTAATTTCTTGTTCTGTGCCATAATAAAACTCTCCTTTTCTTTTTTATATACTGCCATTAATAATGAACAAATTTATTTCAGCGTTTTTTCTATGTCTGCGGATGACAGCGCTGTTTCATCATCTGATGTCTCACCATTCCATTCCTGTTTTATGGCCTGTTCTATGTCTGCGGATGACATAGATAATTCATTGTCACCATCATTTGCAAACATATACACATTCTCAAATGCCTGTTCAATCATTTCCGCATTAAGTCCACTGAAAATCAGATCAATGGCATCCTGAACGTTGTCATAAGGAACATTTGACGGAACACCATCAAAACCAATCGCACGCGCCATTAAGGAATCTACATATTCCTGTGTTACAAATACGCCGGAATTTTGTATATATGCCACCCCATCATTTGTAATTGTCGCATACCAGTCCTGAATTATTTCTGCGCGGTTTTTACCATTGTATGGCGGCATATAATCGCCGCGTCCTCCGATTACCGTTGTCACGGAGTAGAGCACTTCGCTGTCATCTTCGTCCTTCGCCTTACAATAGAGTCCGATCTCATTAATATAAAACCCTTCTGTAACAAATGCCGTATCTTCTCCGGGTATAGCGTTTCCGAATATGGATGTAAGTTTCAAACATCGTCGACTTTCAATACTTTTTTTATATATAGGATAACTATATTTTTCAGATTTGAGACCTGTCATCTCCTGCATTGCTTCTACTGTCGTTTCTTCATCGTAAATACCATCCCCGATAGCCATTCTGGTAAATTCTAATACCGCATTACCAGCCTGTGCACGATTCAGAAGATCCGCCCCGCCATTTGTCATGACGGCTTTGTTAAATTCCCGTGGCATATTCTCTCCCCTTTCATATAATGGTTTGCCGCTGCGTACCACTGATAATATCAGAAATATTAATATTATTCCTCACATTTCTGTTTATCTCATACCCTCCCAGAATGGAAGGATCTATAGAGACAGACGCCAAGCCTCCTGAACTTTCCACTGTGATGCCTGCATATCTTTTGGTTTCGTATCCTTCACATATAGAAGAACCACGTATTGTTTTTGCTGTTACAACCGCTGCTGACACTTTAAGGCTAGCTGATCGTAATGATTCATATCCCTCAACAACAGCAGGATTCCTAAAACGCTGGATTGTTGCCGTTGCCGCGTGAAAAATTCCACAGGCTTTGCGAAGCGTATATATCTGGTCAAGTCTTGACCGTGCATTCTTTACCTTTTGGATAAACAGCCTAAAGTCCGCATAACAATCTTCCATAAGCGGTAATGTCGTATATACACGGAAGTGATACGGTTCTCCATCATACTCGTTCCACTCCTCAATCTTATTTTCTTCCTCAGGATATAGAATCGATGCCATTTCGTCCATCGCCTGCCGTGTTCCCAATTTTATATACCAATACAGGTAATTTTTGATCAGGTTCCGTTTCACATCTGGTGCAAACCGCGTATCATAGAAAAGTACACGGTTCTCCACAGCAAGAAAATCCAGCTTATCATCATCTACATTGTCCAGATTTGCCCATATATAAGCTTTCTTCATGTGCTCCAAAATTCTTCTCTTTTGATTATCGTAAGCATATGCAAGCGCAATCCGCTCTGCTGTCCTCATTTCTGTCGGGAATGCCTTTTCTGTGCAGTAATCTGCCAGTTTAATCATCCTCTATGCCTCCATATATAAATTCCACACCCTCCTCCACTGCAACAGATGTCTCCGGAATCGACGTAAAAACTGGGGATTCAATTACAATCCGCTTGCCTCCTGCCGCCCGGACAAACTCCGTCAATGCATCCGGATTGATGTCCCGTCCGATTTTTGTCCGCTGCCACCTTAAATAAGTATCTTTTGCAGATTCAATGGATTTTTGTATTGCAGCCATATTATTAATGTCGCTCCGCGCTATGTAATATATTGCCCTGAGATTATATTTTTCCACATCTGGCGCAGATACATATACAATATCTGTCAATGGAATAATGGGATGTTCTTTTAAATATTCCAAGCATCCATTACAAAACGGCTGGTTCGGAAGATCCCCATCGCGGAGCAAAAGCCGAATATCAACAACGGCCTCCTGCGGTTCATGGATCTTTACATCCTCAATTGCAGCGCTGTTATACTGTTTCACCCAATATTCATATGCATCAGCTGGTCCTGCTACGGAATAAGACGATGGTGCCAGAAAAATCCGCTCCCTAAAACTTTTTTCTGTCTCTTCACCTGTACCGCCTTCTGATTTTGTAATATTTTCAACAGACTTTACATATGGGACAGGATCCACCAACGTTCCGATCTGTCCAATAATATAATCATTCCCAACTGTACCAGCCGCTTCACAGGTGCAATCCACATCCACATAGGTTTCACCCGCCACCGCTTCGGCGTAATCATCCGTGGCAAAGTATATTCCGTCACCAGCTGTCACCCGCGTTCCCTGCGGTATATAAATAACTTCTCTCCGAATTTCGGAGAGTGTGAATCTTACTGTTACAACTGCTGCTTTGGGTTCCTGGATAAACGTTTTTTTAAACGCCCCCAGGTGCTTCAAAAAATCACCTTTGGAATATTTCAGGAGATTCATTTTTGCTGCATTATCCAGTATCTGATACATTTGAAAATACTGGCCTGCTTCAATCCTAAGATGTATGTGTTCCTTATCGCCCGGACGCAGAACCACTTTTCGTTTTGTCACCTCTTCATACTTCTTTTCATAATCCCTGATCATTTCTTCCAGTATCTGTTCGTAAGAGATATTGTCAATAAAAGAAATATCAGGCAGATTATAAAGTTTTTGAATATCATTCGCCATTATACGTTACCACCACCTCCGGAATCATTCTTCCATTCTTCTCATCAGCAATAAAACTGATCGTTTCCACTGTTACCCGCGTTTCATATTTTTCGATCAGTTCCATGGCGCTGACTACATATTTGTTCTGCGCTTCATACATGGGAAGATCCACAATGTCAGACTCCAGTCCGATTTCCCGGTTCATGGGAATCGTTCCCTTGGTCAGTGTCAGAATAAACATAATTTTGTCATAAATATCTTTCCGAAGCTCCTTTTCATATGCACTGTTAATTATTATCCGAACACCGTCTATTACCAGCATTTCCCACCACCTAATTATATTCTGTGGCAGTAACGTTCACTGCCACAGAGATCAGTTCCCCATGATTCCATACTTCCCGATAATCTGCATCCACACTGTCAACTGTCCATTTACCTCCGCCCACCCTGCATCCGCCTATCACAAACGTACATACAGTGCCGCTCTCACAAATGCTTATCATTTTGTTCATCATTGCCCGCGGACTGACGCCATGTCCGGCAACAAATTTCATCTCAAATGTGACGCTCTGGTTCTGCGGACCCTCAAACTCCCGCTGTGATTTTTTTGTGTAACGTTTGTGTTCCGAATATCCAGCCGAAGCAGACTGCTTTAGACTGTTAAACGTACAGATCCTCCTGTCGTTTGTCTCAAATGTAACGCTGCCAAAACATCCAATCATCCGAAATCCTCCTATTCCTGGTATGTCGCGCCATGAATATACAGATTGCCGCCAACATGCAGGTCTCCGGATATATTTAATCTGTCACAGACAATATCCAGCTGCTTCGTCGCCTTGTCATACCTCAGATAGCTTCCATCCCCGAAATCCTTTCTCCAGATCCCTTCTTTTCCCTCTGGCGGACGGTTTTGCTCCGTATATGGAGGTATAATAATCATTCCCCTTGTGCCGCCATTTTGAAGATGGACAACATAAACCATTGTATCTATTTCCGGGGGATTAAATTCATTTGACCATAACGGCATAAATGGTGACAGTGCATTGTCACGGTCTTTATAGACCACCTGCGCCGTTCCCTCCTCGTAATTAACTGATGAAATATATCCCACCCTTACAACCTCTGCCATCAAAACCTCTCCTTATCCTGGTATGGTCAGTGTAGTACCCGGATAAATCCAGTGACCGTTTCCAGACATCGATTTTCCATGTGCCTCCGCGGCTCCTTCTATCGCTTCGGCGTTTGCATTATATAACTGCATATAATCAGCTCCGGAACCTAAAAGCTGCTCGCTGATATTCCACAATGTATCCCCAGAAGACACCGTATAGCTTTTGGAATTTATGTCAGAATCCCTCGCCTTTTTACTTGTATCCCCAGAATCAACTATTGCCACGGTCACACCCGGAACAACAATGACAGCATGCATTTCCAGTGTGCAGGAATACCCTGATCCCGGATTTTTTTCATGCGTGACAGTATCAATATAATATTTCCCATCCAGTTTCCCAAATCCTGAAACCTCAACGCACTTGCTTGCTATATAATCCGTATTACCCATCAGTTTCACGCTCATCGTCTGACACTGCCTGTTATGTTCCAATAGCTTTGCCTTTGCCTTGATCTCTGCATCCTGCAGACTCTCTGCTGTTTCGTTCAGCTTCATGATCCTGCTTCCCTCCTGCAACATAAACTGATAATCCAGCGTCTCATTTTTTTTGGGATCCGTATAACTTATGGAAACTCCGTCATACGCCTGTGTCATTTTTTTACCAAAACTCCAGCTTGCAACCTGTGGCTTACTGATTTTCAGACCTGCTTCCATGTTTTCGTACTCGGTCTGGTCAAAAACTACCATTTTGCGGTTATATAACTTCATTGCCAGATTGTAGGAGCTACATAGTTCGTAGGCAAAAGACTGGTTTGTTTTACCTGACTGTTCCAGTTCGTCAACCGGATAATCCTGTCCCGAAAAGTATAATTCAATCCCTGCATCATCACATATTTTCTGCAGGATCCCCTGCACTGTTGTCTTTTTCCACGTTTTTGACTTTTCCGTGACGTTAAAATCCGTATCAATCGGCGTCGCTATGCCGCTTATGGAGGCCACGGAAGGAGGGCCGGAATAAGAGAGATCATCTATCAGGAAATATCCGCACTTAAATTTCCGGTTATCACCTTCTGCAGTCCAGTTCGTTAACTTTATGGTTGCTTCAATAAAATCACCCTCAACCGGGATCCAGTTCCCAGACCAGTTCCCGCTCCGGTCGTTTAATTTCAGTGTTACCGTATCCGCAGTCCCGCTTGCATGATCAACATACTGGAAGCCTTCTATGTAATCCGTGATCGTCTTTGTGATGTCATTCCCATTGTACTGAACGATGACCGATGACTGCCTTGCCTGCATAACTTATCTTCTCCATTCTGGTATGTTATCCTCAGATTCTTCGGGAAGCTCTGGGACAAAAACTTTTGTCCCAGCCGAAAAAACAAATATTTCCAAAAGATCAGGATTGCCTTTAAACAAAAGGCTGATATACTTCACATCACCGTAAAAACGGTAAGCTATGGAATCCCACATATCTCCCTGAACAGTTGTGTATATCCTGTTTTCATCCATACACCAGCCTCCTCCTTATGTAGCAAATGATGTCCTAAGTCTCTGCCGCTCATGTTCTGCATACATCCTGTCAAATTCCTGTTGTGACATTCTGAGTGCGGATTCAATGTCTCCCCTGTCCGCATTTCCCTGGATCGATATCTGGGGTGAATATATGACTCTCGAATTATCTGACTGGTCTGACTCCGTCGTCCTGTTCACTGTACTGTTGTTTATCATATTGTAAAGCTCACTGGTGGCGGAATTCCTTCCAGATTCTACAGATTCTCCACCATGCACAAGCTGTCTTACATGCTCAAACATTCCTGTGCCCGATTGCGGAAGCGCAGAACTGATCACACCGGCAACCACTGACCGCATATTCTGCCATAATGTGGATAGTGGAAGAACGGCCTCGTGTCCTGCCTCCCCACCGCCAAGCAACGAACCGTTGCCTGCCCCAAATATGGTCGGTTTTGTCAATATTCCACCCTTTTTGTACCACTCAACACCGATTTTTGGTATACTTGGGGGCGAAAGTGAAAAAGAACCGCTGATAGAAAAATGCGGAAGCTTGATCTCAGGTAGTTTCAATGATAAATTGGAAAAGAAGTTTTTGACCGCGTCCAGCCCGTCTGAAACAACAGATTTTATGGCATCAAACTTTGATTTAAAAGCATCACGGACAGCATCCAGTTTACCATTCGTCAGATTGTTTATAAAGGAATACCCGGCCGTGTAATAGCTCTTTATTCCCTCCATGGCGGCAAACGCTGCACCTTTTATGCCCCCTCCGTGTGAATCATATGCTGCCTTTATATTGGACAATTTTTCTGCAATTGTCTCCTTTGCCGCAGAAAGCACTGTCCCTGCCGTCTCTTTTATGGAATTCCACACTGCAGAAGCTTTTTCTTTGATTGCCGTCAGTTTTCCTCCAGTTGCAACATCTATCGCATTAAAAGCGCCGGAAACAACTCCCTTCAACGCATTCAGCGGTGCCATTGCCAATGAGGAAAGCGCATTGAATGCGCCGGAAAAAATATTTTTCAGCCCATCAAGGGCTTTCGACCAGTCTCCTGTAAATACCCCGGAAAAAAACTGGATAATCCCCTGGAATACTCGTTTCACACCTGATATGATACCTGTTACAGTCTGATGCCAGCTATCAAACACTGATGAAATAAAAGCAAACGCAGCCGGAAATTTATCAGCAAATGCCTGCACTGCATTTGAAATGTTTTCTTTTAGTTCGTTGAATTTCCCGCTGATCCATTCCTTTATCTGTCCGGCTTTTTCCTTTACCTTATCCCAGTTTTTGTACAACAGCACACCGATTGCTATAATTGCCGCAATCGCCGCGATTGCTATCCCTATAGGGCTCGTAAGAAATGCAAAGGCCGCGCCAAGTGCGGAGGTTACTGCCGTTCCTGCAGCACATACTGCATTCCATGCGGTCTGCGCTGCAGTCTGCGCCCATGTTGCTGCCGTGCTTGCCCCTCTGACAATGGCATCCTTTGCATATAAAGCCTGTATGTATAGCGTTTCTGCCTTATCCTTCACCTTTAATGCCAGGTTGGCCAGCATCGCCTTCTTTTCCGCGATAAACACAGTCACAAGAGCCTTCACTGCCTTCACCGCACTTACTGTATCTTTTGCAAAATTGATCATCTTGACCGCCGCTATTGCACCGGCAACTCCGGCTATGACAGGGATCAGAAGTCCCCATTCGTCCATTTTCTGGTATACCGTAGCTGCTACATCGATTATCCCCATTATCGCATTAACAACCGCAGGGACTGCCTGCTCCGCAATAAATGAAATTGTCGGCTTTGCTTTCTCGAATGCCTGAAAGAGCTTATCTTTCAAATCCAATGCAACTGCAATGACCTTATCAAATGCCGGTTTGTTCTCTTCAAGTTTTGTTTTAATGTTCTGCAATGCCGTTCTTCCTGTATTGGAAAGAAACTGAAAAGCCGCTGAACCTTTGGAAGCTATATCTTCCAGTACTGGACGAATTTTTCCAAAAAATGCAACCGCCTTATCCCTGAATCCCCTGATTGCCGGAACCGCTTTCCCAGACACTTCCCCGATAAATCCGGTCACCTTTTCAGTAACATGGGGGATATAGTCAGCAATGGCAAAAATGGCCTCTTTAGCCGTAGGCGCAAATGTCTTTGCCAGGTTTATCTTCAGGTCATCTATAGCAGAGTCAAAAACGGCCATTGCGCCCGGAAGAGTATCTGTCACTTTTCCAGCCATCTCCATCATAGCCCCATCAGCATTATGTAGTTCATCGCTCAATGCCTGCCATTCTGTCCGTCCATCCTCTGTCGTAGTATTTAAACCAGCCAACAGATCATTCAGGGTATCAATCTGTGTTTTCCCACCGATTGCTGCCAATGCGGCGTTCCGTTCTTCTTCTGTCAAATCTTTTGTCGCATTGTTTACAAGTTCAAGCGTTTCTTGCAGACCGATAAACTTTCCTTCCGAATCAAATGCGGAAATACCCAGCTTTTTCATCATTGCCCCGGCCTGTCCGGTTCCAGAAGTCAGATTGATCATGACCGTATTCAGTTTGTTTCCAGCCTCCGAACCCTTGATACCCCTGTTTGCCAGCACACCAAGCGCCGCAGCGCTATCCTCCACATCCACACCTAAATTGTTTAAGACACCGCCGCAGTCAATATATGCTTCCATCAGCTGCTGTGCCGTCTGGTTCGATTTATTGTTCGCCTTACACGCCACATCCAGATACCCGGATAGTTCATCGACGGTAAGGCCCAACGCACTCATTGAATCTGTCACAAGATCAGAGCATGTTGCCAGATCCATTGAAGTGGCTTCGGAAAGACGAAGGACAGGTTCCAACGCTGATATGGATGTATCCACGTCCCATCCTGCCAGTGCCATATATCCCAGGGCTTCACTGGCTTCCGTCGCTGTTTTTGTTGTCTTTTTCCCCATCTCCATCGCGGCGGCTTCCAGTTTTTCATATTCTTCCGCATTTGCCCCGGCTGTAGCCGCAGTGTTTGCCATTGCCTGGTCGAAATCCGCATATGTAGAAATAGCGTCTTTCATGAAATCGCCGACTTTTACGGCGGCAAACGCCGCTGTGGCAACCTTGGCAGCTCTTTTTGCAGCTTTCCCGATGGAATCCAGCCTTTTGTTAACCCCGCCAATTGATTTTTCAAGGGAACTCTGTATCTTACCGCCGATTTCCAGTGCGAGTTCGTAGGTTGTTTTTCTGCCTGCCAATCTCTGCCACCTCCTTCGCCACATCAAGAAACTCAGTAACTGAGAGTTCCATAAAAAAATCCATCCCGGTGCCCGTAAGCATTGCCAGATGGATTGATGTTTTCAGCATATCTTTCCCTGAATCGTGTCTTATTCGTCTTTGTAGAAAAAACCCACTACGGCATTCTTGATCTTTTCAATCTCTCCTACAGGAAGATCTTCAAAATACTCAGCTGGTAAGCCAGTTACCTTCGTGGCAACAATCTTCGCATAGGCCGTCGTGCTTTCTGGTACAAATGAAGAGACACCTGTCTTATAAAATGCCTTTTCAATTGCCGTTAAATCCCGTCCACGGAGGTCTTCCAGCCCGTGAAGGTCAAGTTCCGTAAATACTTCCCCCTCGAATTCATACGGTTTACGGTATCTGATAACCAGTTCATCCTCCACACCTTCCTTCTTCGGAAGAAGTGTTTCCTTAACAGGAACGGGCGGTGCTGCAACCGGGATCTCGGAAACAGTTTCTCCCCCATTAAAATCTTCCCTGTTTGTCTCTGTATAATTATTCATAATCTTTTTTCCTCCAATTTCATCATTCTATTTCATTTTTAGTTCCTAAATCTGACTTCTGACCTTTTCCAGACGGTCAACCCCGTTGAGCTTCCAGATCAGGTTATACTTATCCAGTTCCAGGACAGTGTTTCCACCGATCGTAACCTTACAGTAGGTCAGTTCCCTGACAACCTTCGGCTCGCCCTTGCCACCCTTTTTCAATGTCCCCAGATCAAACGACTTTACCTTTCCGTTTGTCACGACAACGATCCCCTGGTTATCGTTTGTCATCGATGCCGTATCGGTCATCTGCATGGATCCGCGGTATATTACAAGGCCGGTCTGCGTGATATAATCGAAATATTCCTGCCCTATATTCTGGAAAGTCGTCTCCGTTTCAAGGGAGCCAAAAGAACCTTCGATTGCCTCCTCGATCTCGCCGCCGATCCCAGCTCCGTCAATCTTTTCCGTCATATACTCAAAACTCGGCAGTGTGACCTCTGCCGCAACACCAAGATACCTGTGTCCATTCCCATACACATTAAAATTGTTCAACACGGTAGGAATTTTCATCACTCATCGCCCCCTTCCAATGCTGCTTCCGTGATTGCCGGATCAAATTCAAATACATTCTCTATATCCTCAGCTGGTGCATAACCGCCTATCCTTGTATGGAACAGAATGTGTCCGTTCAAAATCTCATTGATCGGATTCTCATCATGGTCAAAAACGATCTGACCGCCAGCGATATCGCCTGATGCCTGGAGGCTGTTCAGCTGCATGTTGAATCCGGAAACAATCTCATCAATCAGACGGTAATCTGTCAGGTCATCAACCTTCTGAAAGAATGTAAGCTTGAAATTATTTTCTATATAGTCAAAAATCGTCACAATATTGATCCAGCGGTCAAGCGGATCCGACGATGAGGGATATCCGGCCGTATTATTTCCCCAGCATTTCCACCCGTTTTGATTGATTGCTGTCACAATCCCGCAGGCATTGGCATAATCATTGGCTTCATCCATCTCCAGCATGATTTCTTCCCCATCAGCTGTATAAAGTCCGGTGATTTTTAAGTCCTTATTCGACGGAGAAGCAGATGGCACACCGCCATTATTGGCAGCCATCAGTTCCATGTGTGCTGCCAGCTGTGCACTGAAATAATATTTATAATCTCCCACACCCACCATCGGCCATGCAACGATCATATTCCGGTCAGAATATCCGTTTTTATCTTTATATTCTTTGATCTCTTCCATGGAATCCGCATTTCCTTCCGCTGTGTCAAGGTCAGAGACAACCTTTGCCGTGAATAGGCTGGAAATAAGCTGTGCCTTTGCATTTAGTGCAAGGTTTACTGCCGGGATCTGCGACCATCCAGGCGCAAGCAAAAGCGATGGCACAATCCCGAATCTGGGATAAACGCGTCCGATCAATTCCATTCCGGTTCTCTTTCTTGTTTTCACGTTGTAGGAACCGATCACATCCTCATAAGTTACTGCCGAGGGATCCAGCTGTACAAATGTGGCTTTCAGCTGTTTTTCTGAACCCGCTGCTCCTTCTGCGACAATTGCAACCGTCACAGTGCCATCCGTGTTGAAAGTAGCAATATAATCTTCCTCATCCTTATAAACAGTCTTCTGTTCGCCAACAGGTGAAATGGAAAGTTTATCCAGAAGGATTCCCTTTTCCCTGATCGTAAACCTGCCACTCTCGACTGCATATTCTTTGGACAGCTGTGCCTTGACATGCCTTTCCGGATCCAGCACATTGATCATAATCACCGGCGCCACGCCGAATACATCAAAACTCGCATACATGGACTGGCACAGTGTGTAATTCGCAAAATCCGTACAATATCCCAGCCCGGAGACTGCCGCAGCCTTATTGTGAAAGACAAACGGCTTGTATACAGTATCATAAGGATCTTCCGCCATATTCACAGGCGCCGTGCCTACAACGCACTGAATACATCCATCTGATTTGATTGGAATGGATACCTGTGTCGGAACGCGCCGTGACCGTATGCCATGTTTATAAATCGATGCCATTTACTCCACCTCCGTAATTTCTCTGATCTCTGTTTCCGAAAGCGACAAGATCCGGTCATAGGCAGCTGATGTCACACTGCCCTCCGTGTCAAGATCTTTTTTTGCCTGCACAATCTCAGAAAGCGGAATGATCAGTTTCCTGATGATCGGCTTTTTTTCTGCCAGTTTTTCCAGTTTTTTTGGAATACCGGCCGTAAAAACGGCACCGTTTTTCACGATGCCGCGGATTGCAGGTCCCATGTACATGACCTGTTCATTTTCTTTAATCATATTCTGTATCCTCGATTCTCGGTGCTGCCACCGTCCATATTGTTGACATGCCGCCCAAAAATTTAGGCCATGTGTCCTCGTCCTGGAACTTTTTTGTTACTGGAAATCCGATCCGGTACCTGTTGTCGATTACCCGCTTCGATAAAAACCGTTGTTCCAGCCTGTTCATTACATTTGCAACATCAAAATGCCCCTGGTTGTTGGGATTTTTATCAATGATCCCAATCAGGAAATAGACAGAGCACATATTATCGGCTTCTTCACCATTAATCTGTTCCTCATCCAGACATACAAGCACGTAAGGAAAATGATCATTGTCATTCTTCCCCTTTTTGGCGGGAAGATTCTGCGGATATACATTGAAATGCAGGTACTCCCCATCATTATTTACTGATGTATAACTTTCCAGTTCTGCTTTTACCTCATTTACGAGTGCTTCTTGAAGCAAAACATCCGTCTGCATATGCTCACCCCCTGGATAAAATGTAATTAATGTGGTGTTCCAGCCTTTCATTTAAGCGCGCGGCGGCAACTTTTTTTATGCGTTCCATGGATTCCTCATTTTTTATCATCTGCGGAACCGATAATCCGGTCAGCTCACGTATTGACTCATTATGCTTTGTAATCCTGTTCGTCCTGCCCTTTTTTCTGGTTTTTCGTTTTTTTACCAGTCCCTGACGTTCAAAAATACCCGTATGTCCATTACTCATGGTTACAATAAATGCTTTCTTTTCACCTTTTTCTAATGCCTTGGGTGAATTTGCTTTCAATACTGCCGCTTTTGCGATCCCCTTAGAAAGACTATGTTTAAATTTATACAAGTCAAGCCGTTCTCCACTTGCCGATATAGCCCCTTTCAGACTTGATCTTGAAGCTTTATGTTTCTTCAATGATGGGGCAACATTTTTCTGCGCCACATGAAACTCATCAGTTGGAACCTTTTTCATTTCCGTAAACGTCTTACTTACAGAATCATTGATTGCCCTGTACATGGCAACGGGAGCCTGACTTTTGAACCTGCCAAGACGCTGTTCAACATCCCTGATCCCTGCCACATCTACCTGTGATACAATCATCCTGCATTCCCCCTCAATATGATCGTGTATCCGCCAAAATCTTCCAGTACATTCCCCACCTGGTACGATTCCCCGTCAAACTCCATGACCTGGCCAATGACAGGCTCATCCTCCAGATACTTTTTCAGCACAAAAAACATTTTGTTATCCTGGAATATGCCGTCAGAATCCGCCGTTTTCCCAAGATTTAACTGCAGAAGCGTCTCGTTGTCAACGACGACCGGAATCTTCTTTCCGTCAAGTTCATGTAATTCCGCAAACTCATTCAGATTGAAGAAAGTATTGTCAAAGTCTTTTTCCATCTGCTCTTTAAAAGACCTCATAAAACATCACTCTCCCAACTCATAATCTACATCTTCTGTCATCTTTTCTTCCTGAAAATTGACAACTTCCTCATGCAGATCCTTCAATCCTTTTTCATTGAAATCCGCCCCAAGATCACAGCCAATTGATGCCGCATATGCGGCAACTTCCTTTTTCGACCGGATTTTCCTGATTTCTTCCGGACTTTTAAGTGTTTCTG